CCATAGATGTTCAAATTGAGGATCATATATATTCTTATTAGGTATAGGATTAGGTATAGGTATAGGTGCTTGGTTTTTGCTTCTAGCAAGACCACCTTTTCTGCCTGACTCCGATCTTTTCTTATATTTAGCTGTTAAATACTCATGTTCTGCTGTCAATCTTTTATGAGTCCATTGTTGTGTATCTTTATCTTTCATAGATGGCTCAAAAAATTCATTTAATAACGTTAATACTTTTTTTTGACAATTTATATCTATGCATTGACAAATTCTATAAGCTGATTCTGTTGTAAATGGTTTTGTGTTTTTAGTCCAAGCAAAACATAATAATCTAATATATATTCCTACTTGTTCATTTGTAAGATGTACTGTTTCAGCCGCAAATGTATCTGTAAATAATTGCAATGCGTGAAACTTATTCTTTGATTCCTCCATAAAATATATCCGTCCTTTCTAGTTTTATTATCTCCATATTAGTTTCTTTTAATAATTCAAGCTCTGTTCCGAACAAAGACTCAAATAATTTCTTATTAAGATGAACTGACTGATTTCCCATATTATGATGTATAGGACATAAAGGAATTGTATCATCATGGCTTGGCCTTAATGACATTCCTGTATGCTTCCTAATATGATGTATTACAGGATCAGCAAATTTACCTGATCTTCTACAAGCGATACAACCTATTTGTCTTAATTGATCAAATCGCTTTTTGTGTTCTTTTTTCATAAAGAGTTAATGATCTCTTTCCATCAAAATAATAACCACTAACTATTTTTTTTACTTTTGGTTTTTTTGATGTCTTTTTTCTTTTTTTTATCTTTTTCTCCATTATCATAAATAATAGTTCCTCTAAATTGATCGAGCCATCTACTATGTTTTTCCCATTCTTTTTTATTCATCTAAATAACCTTTCATAATCTTACAATGATTTTCAATATTAGTTATCTGATTATAAACATCTGCTTTTCTAAATGTTTCTTTGCCTGATTCAGATACATCTACTAATTGATTGAGTCTTATCATTCTCAATAATCTTTTAAATGCTCTTCTAACATGCATATCTGACATATCAGAAACCATAATCCATTGATTTTTAGATTTAGAAAAATAATACTCTTCAGGAGTAGATTGTTGAGTTTCATCTGTTTTAGGAATATCTAAAAAATTTTCACTCATACTAACCTACCTTGATTGTTATCTTCAGGTTTCCAAGGTTTCCATTCAAAATCTATTAATCTATAACTTTTGTCGTTGTATTTAGATTTAAAGACTTGATCTGTATAGACTCTAGCTTTCTTTAAATTTGCATAAGGTATAAACATATATTCCTTTTCATGCACTATACCTAACGATTCTTTAAGACGCAAAGCCTTTTTATAGATGTGTTCTCTAACTGATACTTTGCCCAGCCATACTTTCTTCACTTCTACTTTTATCATCTTGTTCCTTTCTATTTAGTTTTGTCTCTAATTGATTTAACCTTTCAAAACACTCTTCCTTTTTCATAGGGTGAATAGGTGCAGCTTCTATCACTGAATAAGGATCGCCATCTTGAAATTCCGATAATTTTACTCCAAACTTTTTACAGAATAATAATAACTTTGTACTAGGGATCCCATTATCTGCTTTCTCATATTTTTGAAATTGCTGGAATGTGACTCCTAATGCATCTCCGCATTTAGATTGAGTTTTTTTCTTAAGCATTCTTTGTGCATATAGCATTTGAGCTATTTGTAATCGTTCTTGCATATTATTTCCTTTTGATTGTTGAGGGGCGAGAAATCGGAAACTCGCCCCATTCCTAGAAGGGAACAGATTCGTTTTCTAAAAGAGGGAAAAAAATCTGATCTAAAGTTATAACTAACCGATTTAAACATTATCTGCAATCTATAAAAAATTTTATAAAGAATTTCAACTATATATTGATTTGGTTTTTTAGTAGTTTTTCCACTATTAGATGAAAAAATACGACTAAAAGCGTTGATTTTATTGAGTTTTTACTGGCTTTTCTTTGATTCTAAATTTGATAACCTTTTTATATGAACATAAACAAATCGGAGGAAACTATGAGTTATTATAACTTATATACTAAAGAATCTTTTAAGGGAAAAAATCTTGAAAGATTAGAAGCTACTAAAATGACAGGTGGTTTTTGCACATTCAATCAAGCTAGAAAGATGGGAGCAAAAGTTATCAAAGGATCAAAAGCAGTAGCTAGATTAACAAGAGTAGTACAAGATTTAGGAAATGATTCTGAATTTAGAAGCTACCCTGTTTTTCATCAATCACAAATCCAACTTAAATCGGAGGACAAATAATGAGTTCAGAAAAAATAAAAATAGTTGAAGAACCTATCCTAAATCTAAAAGTAGAAGTGGATAAATCATATGGCAATAAATTTGAGCAGAGAATGAATTGGCCATCTTTTAATAATATTGATTTAGTTGAAGTTTTTCAGATGGATATATCTGGTGCAACTATTCCTTTAGAAGTTGCTGAAAGAAATGCTTTAACTTTTAAAAGAAAACTAAAAGCATACATAATAGAAAAAGCAGATGAATCAGAATTAGAAAATTTTGATTGGTCAGAATGGGAGCAAGTCTAATGAAAAAAGTAACTACTACATTTTATCTTAATGGCAGAATCAAAATATTTAATGGAGATTCTGAATCAGATAATCTATCTCAATTTTTAGATCAATATTCAGAAGCAACCCCTGAATTATATCAATCTGAAAAGAATAAGATAGTGACTGCAATACAAAGAGATGGAAATACTACAATCAATTTCATATATAGACAAAATTATGAGATTACAGATTTCCTAAATTGTAATTTTAAATCTAAAGGAGTTGTATGACATTTTATTTAGATGAAGCAGATATAGTAACACTTAACAAACCTTATCAAGATGGTAAGAAATCAAAAAAGCTAGAAGTTGAACATCACTTTAATTCACAAGGTATTACTCTTAAAAAATTAATACCTTTATTAGAAAGTTATAGTGAATCAATAGAGCATTTTGATCATAAGGTTAAATTAACAGTAGAATTTATCGAAGTAGAAAGATGATTATTTTAGGTAAATTCGTTATTAATAATAAAAAATGGAAACAAGACCTAGCTACAAAGAGTCTTTATTATAGGACAGAGATTGTTATATCAATAATTGCTTTTGTACTAGGTTTTGTAATGGGAGCTATAATAATATGAGTCAGAGCGATAAAATAAAAGAAAAGCGATTAGACTTAATAACAAAAGTATCTAAACGAAGAAGATGGTCATTCGGAGATACTAATCCATACTTTGATGAGGTGTATTCTTTTATGCCTAAAATCGAAGCTAACACTATAAGGGAATATAAAATCAAACTAAAAGAGGAAAGGAGGAAACAAAATGAGGTGGATATTTTTACTAATATTCGTAACAAATTGTGCGTATAAACCTATCGTTGATACAGCTGGTCGAAGTGGTACTTTTGATAAATCTAAATCAGATGAAATAACTAATGATTTGCAACATTGTAAAACATTAGCAGATAACAATACATCTTTTATAGGTAATATTGTTTTTTGGATTGAATCGCCAACAGCTGATACAAAACACGAACATTTATATAGACAATGCTTAAAAAATAGAGGACACTCTATACTTAACTAGGAGGAAAAATGTGGAAAAAGTACCCACTAAAAAATAATATAATATTAAGCTATAATGACGATAAGCATATGTATTATGTTAATGATGAAAAGGTTGAATCTGTGACAGGAATTTGTCAAAGAGGAGTACCTAAACCCCAACTAATTAATTGGTTAGTCGCTACACCTTTAAATGAGGTTAAAAGATTAATTAATGAAAAATTAGATATGGGAGAAGAATTAGATAGAGCAAAACTAGAAAGAATATTTGCTACTGCTAAAAAGAAACCTGATACTTTTAAAGATGAAGGTGCTTTAGTAGGTAGTGTTGTTCATGGATTAGTTGAGGACTATCTAAAAGAAAAGCCAATTCCTAAACAATCTGATCCAGCAGTTGTAAATTGTTGGAATCTATTTTTAGATTGGTGGAATAAACAAGAGTTTGAAGTAGTAGAAATAGAGAAAAAAATCTATTGTAAGAAATATAACTACGCTGGGACTCTTGATCTTGTCGTAAAAGACAAGAAAGGAAATCTTGTTTTGATTGATATTAAAACAAGTAATCATATAACATTTGACTATTATTTGCAGTTAAATGCTTATAGATTTGCATATGAGGAAGAAACTAAATCTAAAATTTCTAAATCTTTTGTAGTAAGATTACCTAAAAAAGATAGCGAAATCGAGATTAAGGAAATTCCTTTAAATAAAAAACTGTTCAGTGCTTTCATTGGAGCAAAATATTTAATGGAACAAATGCAAAGTATTGAATACTAACAATAGGAGAATCTGATGTCACAATATAAGACACAGTACAATAACCAATATCAGAAACGAAGTTATAATAATAATAATAGTTCTGATAGTAATGGTGGATCAGCTAAATTAACGACTACAAAAAAAGATGGTTGTATTTTAGTTGTTACCTTGAATAATCAAAACCTAGTATTAAAAGGTTATTATCAAGGCAAGACAAATGAATGGAAGCTATTTCCTTATTATGATAAGCGAAAGCAGAATCCATCTTTCAATCAACCTAAACAATCCTATCAACAAAATAATGATATGGACGATCAACTTCCTCAATCAGAACAGGAATGGTCACAAAGACCAGCTACTGATTTTGATCCTGAAGAACTTGAAAATCAATTAGGCGATTAATGAGTAATGATTCATTAGATAAATACATAGAGTTAAGACCTAAAGTATTTAATTCAGAAATGATTCTCGTTTATCTAAATACATTAGATAAAAATTTTGCAAAAGCAGAAAGAGAATATGATGAAGTTAAAGACCAAGTTGATGAACTCTTTGATTTTCTACATAATGAAAAAATAGAAAATGAAAAGTTATCTGTGAGTCAAGCTAAATTGAAAGTTCGGTCAGATGAAAGATATATTAAGGTAAGAGCTGAATATAGAAAAAGAAAAGCGTATTATCTTCTTAAAAAGATTGAAGCAAAAAATGGACATTCTTATTGTGAGAATCTAAAACAAGAATCCATTAATCAATTAGCAACAGATAAGTTAACTAGAAACTAATCTAATTAGGGGCGAGAAATCGCCCTTAATGTTTTACTATTTCATAATAAGACAAATCTGTATCTTTAGTTATTGGTCTAGTAGTCCAATTATAATTTACTAAACTAACATCATCTCTTTCAATGACTTGTTTAAGCATATCATTAACTTTAGGAAATGATGGCGTTGTATCTATAAAAGTAAAAGATACAAAATGTCCATAGATCGAATGAGGTTGTTCTATCTCTAATTCTAAATCTGTAATTACTGCATCTATCATAAGATAGATATAGCATTATTTAAAATTGATTACTACTTCTTACGCATGATGTCAGCACCTTTAAGTCCATAAATTGCTGAAACTACGCCAATAAAAATTGCTTGATACCAATAAGGCAAGTTTGAAAAATATTCGAAAAATGTGTCTAACTTATTACGAATTTCAGGATCGTCAGAAAAACAAGACCAACCCAATAAAAGAATAGGAAGAGATACGAGAATAAGAACAAATTCGTCTTTCCACCCATTATTATTACTTTCAATAACTTTTGCTTTATATTCAATTTCGCCTTTCGCCATTTGCTCTGCGTGGTGCATTTGAGCATCTGACATTAGTTGTTTTGTTCTCTGTTTATTTTGATAGAGCTTTGCTCCTGTCTTTATACCTAACGATAATAAATTCAACCACATAATTACTTCTCCTGAATTTTTTCTATTAACATATCAATAACATGTTTTGCTTTTTCTAAATCTTTAATCTGATCTTTCTTATCTTTCCATTTCAGATTATATCTAGTTATATATTTTAAAGCATGTGTTTGGCAAGCATTGAAATCATTAGCCATAGAATAGTCCAAAGGTTGAATTTTTAGCTTCTTATAGTGATTACCAGCAACTTGTTCAGAAAATGCAGAATCGCTGTTTAAAGGGGCTGTATGGCTCTTTAAAAGGGTGTTTTTAAGCTTATTAGACTTGCTCATACTATCTTATTAATCCAATCTCCTTTATTATTCAAGACCATAGGTAATAGCTTTGGTATACCATCTATTATAATTCCACAACCTAAAATAAATCTTGTTTTAAAATTCTTGGCATAGTTGAAAGCCATTGACTTCTGATTAATTAAACAACCTACATTCATTGCAAAAAATAGATTATCAGGATTTGCCCAATAGCTTATTAAAAATTTTGTATGATAATGTCCTTGAACTGCTGACATACCCATTGTTTGAGATACTTTAAGAACATCTGCACTTCTTCCATGTGTAAAAAAACATCTTTGACCATTAGACATTGTAAGAGTTAAATCATCAATCCATTTCCATTTTCTAGTACCTAAAAAATCTCCATAAGGTTTTAGAAATTGTTTTGACATTCCATACTTTAATGCTCTTCTATAAACTAAACTAGAATGATTTGAATCTACTTCTGTAACTTCAGGATATATAGATTCTAGTTCTTTTATATATTCTTTTGCTTTATCTAGTTCCATACCAGCAGAATATAAATCGGGATCGTGTGAGTGCATGCTAATAGCATGGAAGTCTAATAAGTCGCCAATGTTTACAACGAAGTCAGGTTTAAATTCTTTTTTAATTTCTTTAAGAAATAATATGCTATCTTTATGTTGATAGGGCAAGTGCATATCGCTGATGACTAGGATTCGGTTATAGCGCATATAACGCTTTTACAACTAATTGGTGAGAATGTAAAGAAGTTGACCTAAAACTAGAAGTCCGACTGCACCTAGTCCATACAAGATTCGGTCAATATCTTGTTTCATATGGTGAAGATGGTTTTTAATTACTAAATCCAATTTTTGATTTACTAATTTAATTTTACCATCAAGTTCTACAAATTTTTCTTTGCTAGTTTTCATTATTACTTTCTTCGCTTTCTTCGTAAATCAGTATCATGTTTTCTACTTCCTCGCAAGAAACTGTTCACTCTTGCCATTGCCCAAGCTGACATAGGTATTCTTGGTCTTGATCCACCTGATAGCCATGCACCTTGACCTCGTCTATAAACTTTTCTTAATTGACCTAATGTAATATTTTTTCTTTTCTTTGCTTTATTTCTTAATGTAGTTAAAACACTTGATGATAGAGGTCGTCGTCTTGCCATTATCTTACTCTCGCTTTAAACATTGATCTAGGAATTGTAGCACCTGATTTATATAATTTTGCCATTCGTTTTAATAATTTAGCTCTTTTATCTTTTTGAGATCGAGATAACCCAGTAAGATATTTTTTTGGCACTTTAGTTTTTTTATCTCTAGCAACTCTTCGTCTTTTCATTTGCCAACACTCCTCATTGCTTTAGTGTGTGCAGTCTGAAAAGTAGCACCTTTTTTCATTGATAATGCCATTGATCGCATATGTTTAAGACTATGATGTCGAGCGTGTTTACGCATGGTCTTTTGTTGACCAGGTTTTAATCCTTTAATGATACCTTTTATAGATGCTACTTTAACCATT